GCTTGCGGAAATGACCCGATAACAAATGCTGGGTATTTTGATGACGATGTGGACCGCTCTGTTGAAGAAACCACAACTGATGACCATTCTACAAATTACACAGTAGATAAGTCGCAACATAATAACAGCACAACTATCACAACATTTGTTGATAGCGTAATTGTGGTAAGAGATACTGTGACTGTTTATAACCACGATACTTTGTATGTAAATGTAAAAGATACTGTTCGTGATACGATTAAACGGACTTTAAACATATACGATACAATTACAGTCAAAGAAATTATAACTGATACGATTGTTAAAACAGATACAGTCCTAAAGGTTGATACTCTTTTAACACGTGATACAGTTGTGGTTTACGATACTATTCAAAATGCGAGGTCTCTTTGACATAAGGGACACTATTATTGAATACTGCGAAACTGCTAATGGTGTAAAGACATGCCGAGAATACACAGGTAAAATATTAGACGGATATTTTTATGACTTAGCAAGCAGACCATTTTATTTGATTGGAGATAAATACGGATCTGATTGGGATAATTTGTTTAAATACAACATTTATACAACATATAACAAACCGGTTTGTACTGGTAACGATTGGCATTTATTCAATTTTGAAGACGCTTATTTGTGGAGAGATAATTTGGATAAAATAATTACTGGTAATGATTATATTGTATTGGAATGGGATAAAAATTATGATTTTGAAGTTTCAACTCGTTTTTCGCAAAATAAACATTACAAAGGAACAGAAAACTTAAAATACAAATGCGTTTTAAAATTATAACAGTTTAAACATAAACACTCCTTATATAACAAAGCCCTGGGCTAAACGCCTGGGGCTTTTCCAAGTTCTGTGGCTTTATGGCTAAGTCCAGCTACATTACGTTCCTTCTCAGTCTATGTGGAATTATGCGACCGCCAGTCAAGGAGACGTTTCTCGGCTAAAGTAGTTAGACTGGGCTAATTTAGCCACGTTTTTGAGCAGATTTCGCCACTTTTTTGACCAAATTTTAGTCACTTTTTCACTTTTCTGTGGCTTGTTTTTGTGATTGTGTGGTTTTGTTTGCTTTAGAACTTATCGTACTTTGGAACAAATGGAACAAGAAAAAATGGCACTTTATACCCACTACCATATAAGTACTATGTTAAATTAACATATTATTTTCTATATAATACCAATATAGTAAAATTAATGTTCTTTTGTTCCATAGACTATTTTTAAATAAAAAATGGCGAAATCTGATTAAAAACTGGGTTTTTGAGTTAAAACTGTGGAACATTTGTTTTGTTCCATAAATGTTCCATTTGTTCCATAAGGCCCATATAAGCTCCCAAAAATGAAAAACTTAGCAACTTATGGGCTTATTTTCTACATTTTGGTTGTCGGAAAATGGTTATTTGGAAAGTTGAGCAGAGTAATTTCCAAATCAGTTTTGTTCCATTTGTTCCATTTGTTCCATTTGTTCCATAAACTCATGACACAAACGTGACAAAACTTTTACACAAATATGACACAAAAACTAAAAACCCATTATACATAAAATAAACACGAACGAATTTAAGAAGTTCTCAAAAATGAAAGACTTATCGCCGATACGAAATAGTTTCTATTTTTGATAACGAACGAATGACAATTTGGTTTAAATCTCGTAAACGAATTGGAACCCGGTTACGGATTGTCATTATACATATAACATTGAGATTTTCATTTTTATTCCTTTAACACTAAAGGGCTAGTGAACCGGGTTCCAAAGGGTTTAACACTAGCCCTTTTCTAAGTAGTGTTTAAGGAAATAAAAATGTCACAAGACACAAATAAATTAATTGAAGAACATATCTTAAAAAAGAACAATCTACACAACCAAAAGAACTCTAAAGGATATACTGCAACCATAGAAGGTAAAGTGGTGCGACCTTCAAATGTAAATGAATTGGCAGATAAGTTATATGCTTATGTTGCTCAAAACGAAACAGACAAACAATGGTATGCAGACATTAACAAAGAAGTAGTTAATGAATCCCATAATACAAACAAGAAAATAAAAGAAATTTGGCTAAGCCGCTTAGTTACTGCTATTAATGGGTATTTGTCTGCAAAAGCAGAATATAGGGATGCTCACACAGAACTGTCAATCGCATCAGCATTTGAAAGTTCCAAATTCCCTCTTGGTTTCTTACCTGAAGACGATGTTAATGACGCAGATATAGCTTTGATTGACGGTGTAGTTTATTGTGAAAGGGACGATTTGTTCTATTTCAAAGACAACAATAATTACACATTGTTGGGTAACATTCAAGAACTCACAACCAAAGGCTCTCTCGGTTTGAGAAATTTGTATGGATTGTTAGCCGATAAATTTCAAAGGAAAACAGGTAAAGAATTTCATTTTTGGCACGAAATGTACGAAATTTGTAACAACGCAACTTCGGATTTTATTAGTGCTAAAAGACAGATTGATGAACTTGTAAAACAAGGGAATAAAGATAGCAAACAAACTATTGAAGTTTTTGGTAACAAAGTAGAAATTTATAAGGTGCTTCAAATTTTTGATGTAGACCAAATCCCTAATGAATGGGCGAACAAGCTTTGTAATTTCTACGCAAAGTATTTGATTAACAGTAAATTACCAGCTATTATATTTAACAGAAAACTATGTACATTAAATTACGAATGTGAAGACCAAGAAGGTGCTTATTTTAAGAGGTTTGCTTTGACATTCCCTCAAAGCGGTAAAGTACCATTTAACGAATATTTGGTTAAATTGTTTGAATTTCACGACATAGTGATTAGAAACATTCCACATATTGAAACTATACCTCACATAATAAGTGACGATTCCACACCTTCAAAATACTATTTGAATGAAGACTGGAAGAATGACTTAGTTCCTGGTCAGTACGAATTTGAAGATTGTAAGATTTTGAACACCTTCTTACACCCATATACAACTGAAGAAAGGTTAGCTTTGATGGCTTGGGCTTATACTGTATTCCACCCTAGCTATGGCGACACTATTAATATGTTGTTTAAAACAGGTGGTGGGACATTTAAAACAAACTATTACAGTGCGATGATTCAACAATTACTATGTAAAATGTACAATGTTAAGAATAACGACTGCTCTTATGTAATGTCAAAAGATAACTGGGTTAAAGATAGGTTCTTACTAGAAGGAAAAAATGGTGGTGTTTCTATGGCTGCGTTTGTTAATAATGACGAATGTACAATGAACTCTATTGAAGAATTCAAGAACTTCTCTGGTGGTGGTAAGAATGGTATGGACTATTCTAAAAGAACTATGAGAACCGAGCCGACTCAGATGAAAATTTACTCTAAATGGTTGTTCACTACAAATAATGACTTTTTGATTAATGACGATAGCGGGGCTTATGATAGGCGTTTATTCATTATTGACAGGATGGACGTAAAGAAACTTACACCACCATACGCAAAAGCAAATTACGATGCCGAAGTTTTGAAAGAAATGAAAACCTTCTATGAAGTAGCAGAGAGTAGTTACAAACAAATTTTGAAAACTCATAAGTCTTTGGAAGATTATGTAACTGACCCTAAGATTTCAATTTCAAGAAACTTAAAGAAAGCTTATGCTGAAGACGATAAAATTTTCGTTTATTACAAGATTTTTGAAAAGTATAATGCTACGGATGTCCTTGAAATTCCTTGTAAGGATTTCACAGAAACTGCTAAATTGCTTTGTGAAGAAAACGAAGTGAACTTTAACGGATTTAAGAATTGGATACGTGGTACAGATAAGACAGAAAAACCTTGTAAATGGCAAACTAATAAATGGGTGAATAAGCAGCGTGTAAGACATAACATTTTGTACAAACTAAAACCTGAATTTGAACCAAAGTGTGAAGAAGACACAGATACTGACTCACTAAATTCTGTTTGCGTATAAGGAGGCTCTATGAGGGAAGATGACGTAGACTTTTTAAACAGTTTGACTTTCCAAGGTTGGTCTGAAGAAGGCTCGGAATGGCGAGATGACTTACTTAAAACTATAAAGCCAAAACTTGAAGACTGGTTTGAAGTTGTAGTACACAACGCTTACGATTACAGTAATGGGCTACACGCTGTACATAATTTACACTGTGACTTGAAAAATTCCGAAGTAGCTAAATCTATAGGTTTAGTTGTGTTTAACGAGTCCTTTGGGTATTTGTGGGGTGTGTGGGAGGATTCTCAAGATAACTTAGCAAGCAAATTTGACTGGGAAGGAGAATGCCACACAGAGCTTGATAGATTGGAAGTGTCCGTATTATATCACACAATTCCTTGGATGACAGTTAGCAGCCTAAACAAACTATTAAAAGCTCTAAACAAATGGGAATTAGAAACTAAAATGAACTTGAAGTTAAACTCTTTGAACGAAGACTTCCAATAAACGAACTTGGCGAAGGTTAAGAAAAACACTTTTCCTTCGCCTTTTGTTTTTATTTTCTATATTGTAATATGCTAAAGAAAAATTAAAGGAAAACAAAATGAATCATTCATTAGATTTTGAATACAACAGAAAAAACAATGAGTTTCTACATCTGGTTTGCGTATCTTTTGACAACAAAGTTTATTGGTTGGACGATGGAAGCCAAACCGATGATTTCATACAAGATATGAAGAAGATTGAAGGAGAAACTATTATCGCACATGCTGCTAGCTTAGCAGAAATCCCATGCTGCATTAAACTCGGAATTGACGTTGAAAAATATACCTGGGTTTGTACCGAAACTTTGTACAAATTCATAAACCATCTTCAAGACGGAACTACTGGTAATGACAAGAAAACCAATTTGATTGACACCTTGAAAGACTTTGCTTTGCTGCCACAATCCATAACAAACGAACAGAAGGAACATTGGAGGAGTATTATCCTGAGTGGTAATGTTGAAAATTTCAAAAATGACATTATCAAGTATTGCGAAAGTGATACAGATAACTTAGTTGAATTATACGAACAGGAATGTAAAAGGCTTTTGAACTTAATTGACGAAAGCAGAAAAATGTTAAATGGCTCAAGTTGCTTAGACGTTGAGTTAAATACTGTTTTGTTTGAAACGAAAATAAGACCTGCAAATTCCGATAAAGGTAAGAAACCCTTTGTGGATAAACTATACGTTCCATTTGGCACAGAAAGGAATTTTAAGAACTTTAACCTTGAAGACTTCATTAAGAGCGAAAGTGAGAACCATATAGCTGTAGCAAAAATGTACATGGAAGGTTATGACGCAGACCCTTATTTAATTTCTCATTTACAAGACTGGAGATTTTTGAACAAATTAAGAGAGCAGTGTAATGAACTTATTCCTGGTTTGTTTGACGAGAAAGGTACACGAAAGGACGAAGTTCTACAAGACTGGATTTTTACAAACATTGAAGGTGCTAAAGAATGGTGGGAGCAAGGGTTTCATAAGAACGGAGAAATAAAGTCCAAAACACCTACTGGCGGGTATTCATTTGCTGGGGATGTGATTGATTACTTCTGTGAAGAATTTGAAGGCAATGATAAACTTGAGAAGTACAGAGTTTTGAGAAAGTTAATACAAGCAGTTCAAGGGTTGGCAAGGAGTCCTTCGGATAAAAAAGGCTGGTATTATCCAAACTTGTACAGTGACGGGTTACATTGTCACGCAAACGAACACGGTGCTAATACTACGAGATTTGGAAATAAGAGCACTTCAGGTCACATCCCTAGCTGGAGTAAGAGTTTGAGAAGTTGCTTGAAACCAAAGAATGGAAATGAACTCTACTTCTCTTTGGACTTCAACGCACAAGAAATGTGGGTTATTGGACAGCTCTCTCACGATTTTAATTTGTTAGAGACTTATGAAGCTCAAGACGTGTATATGAAAATGGCTCAACAAATGAATTTGTACCCAAAAGATTTGCCAATACCTACTGAAGAGCAAAGAAAAGAAGACTGGTTTAAACCTTACAAGAAAATTAGACAAAAGATTAAAGGCGTTAATTTGGGTATGAACTACGGGATGTCGCCAATGACTTACGCAAAGAGAAATAACGTAACAAACGAAGAAGCACAGAGTTATTGGGATATGTTCGCAAAAGCCTTTGACAAGAAAACTGATTGGGGTAAAGTATTGCAGCTTTATTTTGAAGGCTATTGCGTTACAGAAACCGAAACGAAAGGTAAGAGTTGGTCTACTGGTCTTTATTTGACTATCGGTAAAGAACAAATTATCACAAGATTTAGACCAACAAATAAAAGAGGTGATTATAACAAACAAATGAGAGCTGTGCTAAACTTCCCTGTTCAATGTATGGGAGCACAGATAACTAGACGTGCTGTTCGTTATGCCCAAAAAGAAGGTTTAAAACCATTCTTACCTGTACATGATGAAATTTACTTTAAAACAACTAAGGATAAGTTTGAAAGTGATGCTAAAGTTGCTAGAGATTGTATGATGAGAGCAGCTATGGACTGTTTCAATAACCCGTTAAAAGAATACCCTATAAAGGTCGGTGAAGCAGAACTTTACAAACCAGGTGCTTGGAAGTACACTGTACACGAAGGTGCTGAAGAACGATTTGAACAAATTATTAACATTTGTAAGGAACTTGATAAAATGGGTCCTTGCCCTCCAAAACCTGAGAAAGAAAAGAAGGTCAAAAAGGTTAAGAAGGAAAAAGAACCCAAAAAAGAAAAACAAACAAATGAAACAGCAATGGAGGATTTCTTTGTATGACGATTGATGAATGGGGTCAAAACTCAGACCAGTTCTTTGACTATTTAGCCCACAGTGAGATTTACTCACTACCTGAATGGGATGGCTGGAAAGAACGAATAAACCAAGTATTAAGTGAAATGGCTTATGAAGACGCTAAAGGTTGCGAATTTGAAGATTTGATAAACCTAGCAGGGTTGGCTGGTGAGATTGAATTGACAATAAAAGAACACGATATGGATAGACGAATTAAAAATATTGAGAAGGACTTCTAAGTTCACAACAAACGGAAAGATTGGGCTTAAAAGGCCCTTTCTTCCTTTACACTATACATAAGAATGAGAGACCGACATGCTAAAGAGTTTATTTTATTGTGCTATGGTGGGCATCGGTCTCAATTTATCCTGCCATAGCACATTTTTATTTTAAAGGAGACCGATAATGATTTCAAAGAATATAAAACAATTCTGTAAGAATTATACACAAATAGAAAACTATAATGAAGCCATAAATGATAAAGAAAAAGTATGGGACTGTCATCATCGTTTGGAATTAAGAGAAGACTATATTAACACCCGTGAAGAACTTAAACTAATGAATTTGTATTATGATAGACCACCTGAAGAGCTTATATTTTTAACAAAAGAAAAACATCAAGCATTACATAAAATCAAAAGAAAATCTCATACACAAGTTAAAGCTACAAAGTACCCAAAGTACCCAAAGAAGCGTGAAGCACGATTAAAGTTCTGGCATCGGAGAAAATTGGAGTGACGAAGACCAAAAAGAATTTGAGAAGGCTCGTAACGATAGGCACACGAATAACTGGCGTAACAGGCATAGAGATAAATATAACGCTTGTATGAAACGAGCACAGGACAAGTGGAGAGCTGAACATCCCTTTTATTACGGGTGGAAACAACAGAACCGAAACCACCCAGAGAATAAAATGACTTACGAACAGTACGTAGCTTATAGACAAAATAAAGAAAGACAAAAAGAAACAAAGGAGCAAGATAAATGACATTCAATGAAGATAAGTATAACGAAGACGTGAATTTGTATTTTGAGAAGCTAAAAGAACTTGTTACAAATGAAGAGCTAATTGCGTTGTTTAAGTCCTGGCCTGACAAGAAAGATTACTGGGTTGAAGACGAAGAGCCAAAGGACGAACAGAATGAAGGTTAATTTAGTTGCCGTAATTGAATGGATAAAGAGTATCTAAAAATGAAATTGAAAATAGAATACAATAAAGACTGTTGTTCATTCTGTGACACACAAACAGAAGGCAAGATAACTTGGCTTGGTGAGGACAAAATTGAAGGTTATACAGTTGAAGAGCACAGAATGAAGGAAGAAGGATTTTACTTAAAATCTGGGTGTTTACATGCCATAGCCGATGAACCATACTGTGGAACCGGACCTTTGAAAATAAACTTTTGTCCTGTGTGTGGTAGAAGCCTTAAAGTAGTGTACAAACAAAAGAAAGAATTGGGTAAAGAGCCAAAGGACGAAACCGATGAAGGTTAATTTGGTAGCTGTTGCGAAAAACGAAGCTAGATATATACAGGAATGGTGCGATTACCATAAAAAGCTAGGGTTCAATGAAATTATAATTTATGATAACTCGGGAAATGGAGATTTGAAGTCTCACGATAACATAACTGTTTATGATGCCCCAGGTGACAGAATACAACTTCAAGCTTATCAAAACGAATTAGTCAATGCTAGATACAATGAATGGATTTTGTTTATTGACATTGACGAATTTTTAAACATTGGTAATTTGTCTGTACAGGAGTTTCTTAAACCATATCAAGGAGCTGATGTTGTAAAACTTAATTGGGTAGTATATGCCGACAATGACCAGTTGGAATACGAGGACAAACCTGTTCGTGAAAGGTTCTTGAAACCTGCTCCATTAGCTTGTGTGTATAATGACAGAGTAAAAGTCCCTGAAAATTGTCACTGTAAATACTTCTACTGTAACAAATACAAACAAACTATGTTGGATATACACACTGCTCACGTTGCAGGTGGTATTGCGATAAACACAAAAGGCCAACAAGTTAATATGGACTCGCCATTTCAAGATTTGTGCTTAGACCGAGGTTTCGTACAACATTATATCTGTAAAAGCACCCGTGAATGGTGCGAAAGAAGATTGAACACTACAGATGCTTGCGGCAATGTTGTGGCGGACTTTGATACACTAAAGAGGTTCTACTTCAACTTGAACACATTTAGCAGAGAAAAGGAGGACATAATTGAGTCTTACCGAATTAAGAAAGATATGGGAGCAGTTTCAAGTGAGTGCTGTGGAGAACTTGCACAACCAGTGGATGACTCCAAAGGACCTGGACCCGATAGCAAACGAGTTAATAAAAGCAATAGAGCAGTACGTGGAGGAAAATAATGGACCCGAACGCAAACAAATTGACACCTGATATACCTTACACAGTTGAATACAATCTCGTCTTGTGCCATAACAAAGAAGGACTAAAGCTCGCTAAGGCTAGTTATGGCGATTACTCAAACAAATTATACTTGAGCGATAACGGACTGGAAGATACAATAAGCATTGACACTAAGTGGGATAGCCGCTTGTTTGGCGAATTTGGTTTTTGGGAATGGGCTGCAAACAACATTCGTGACTGTGACAGAGCTTGTCTCCAGCATTACAGACGCAAACTTCCTTTGAGTATGAGTGAAATTGTTTTACCTGAACCTTGTAAGTTTAACTTTAGTATACTTGATGGTTTGGCATATTGGCATAGCCCTGTACTTTGTGATGCTTTACATGCTGTGCTAAGTCCACAGGAGTTTAATTTGTTACAAGGTAATGAATTACTTTGTTGGACTATATTTAAAGCTCCACAGCCAGTAATCAAACAATGGGTGGACTATTGTGGAAACAAATTAACTTTGCTACTTAGGTACTTTGGACTTGAACCAACAATGGAATCAGTTGAGAAATTTGTACAAGATAAGAACAGTGGTCTTTTGGAACCTAGAGAAGGCAAGAATACTGATTTAGTTTATCAGAGAAGATTTATGGGTTGTTGCCTTGAACGATTGTCGCATTGTTTTTGGATGAGTGTTCCTTATCCAAGAGAATACAGAAAGATAAATCTACTTCAACCAGGGCAAAGGATATAAATAATTTATTCATTTTGAATGCTCCTATGTTTACCCTCTCCTGGACGAAACCTGGAGAGGGTTTTTCTAAGCACAAAAGTAATACATATAGATGTGAATGTGGCACTTATTCCACACCTCTGTTATAAGTGATTTTGGTTGGTCCCGAATGACCTTATGACCCTGTCCTTAATTTGTTTGACAGGTTAAATATTGAACAAACTAAACGGATGCTGTGCTAGACCAAGAGTATAGTTGAAGTATAATATGTAACCTGTATGCGATACTTTATTTTGTACCGCTAAAAATTCATTTATTTAAACAAACAAATTAAGAGGATATTTTATGTCTCAGTTCTCAAATTCAAAAAAGGTAAAGGCATTAGCTGTAGCTGTTTCCGACGCTATGCCATACGTCAAGAAGTCCGTTTCCGAATTTTCTCAGGACGAAGTTAAAGGCAAAAAGTGTGGTATGACAATGACCACTTACATTACCGATACTGGTAAGGTTTATGATGGTCTTACTGTCAATCCTGAAGGTATTACCGAAGTTGAATACACCACAACTTTGAAAAACAAATCCATTCCAGTTGAATACGATTCCTGGGATACGCTCGTAAACATTGAAGACTTTGACAAGGAAGTCATTAAGAAAAGAGCTATCCATTTGGCTAAGGCCGTTCAGGATGACGTTATTAAAGACACAATTTATCGTTCTGTTCAGGCCGTTGTAACTACTGGTAATGCAGATTTTGAAACCCTTTCCGAAGGTGCTGCAAAGCTTCGTGAAGTAGCTGTAGCTGGTGACGCTGTTTCTTTCCTTTCTCCAACACAGATGGGTAAGATTGCAGCTGGTGGATTGGCAAAGTTCATTCCAGATGAACAACAGAAGAAGATTTACTCCAAGAATTACTTGGGTGAATATGCTGGTGCTTCTCAAGTTGAATGTCAGGGCCTTCCAAAGATTACAACTCCTTCCGCAATGAACTTCTCTGTTTCTTTGACAGATGTTTCCGGTATTGGTTTTGCTCCTGTTACAGCTGGTTCTGTTACTGGTGGTGTTCACAATGCTTCTATTCCATTCCGTGCCGAAGGTTTGAAGGTTGTTGATGTCAATGGTATGGAAACCGACCAGGATTATATCGTATTCGCAGACGAAAATGGTAAGATTCCTGAATTGAGAATCACAGTTGAAGGCCAAGGTTATGGCAATCCAAATGCTTGGGTTGAATCTGGTACTTCTACATTAACATTTGAACCATTGCTTGCTTCTGGCACAAAGTATGAGGTAGGTTCTGTAAGAATTGCTGATGCCTTGAAGTTTGACAGTTATGCCTTTGCTCATGTTGCTTCTACCGAAGAACTTGGTAAAGAAAGAGTTGATGGTGTAACTGTTCAGGTTATCGCTCGGACGGAAACATCCTTGACAGAACTTCTGTTGCTCGCTGTGATGTACCATTTATGTGTGGTCTCCCTGAACCAAGACAGTCCGTAACTTATTTTATTAAAAAGTAAGTTCAAAAACTCACATTAAATTTGAAAATGCTAGGGATTTTCCCTAGCATTTTCTATATTTGGGATAAATACAAAACGATTACAAATAAAGGAGAAGCTATGAAATACAATGCAGAATACGGCCGATACGTAACGAAAGAAGGTTTAGTTTATTATTATGACAAGAAAGCCGATAAACTTGTCTTATGTAAACAATGTATAGGCACACACGGTTATTGTGTAGTACAAACTAAAACTAGAAAAACAGTATTAGTTCACAGGCTAGTTTGGGAAACTTTTAATGGACCGATACCTGATGGACTTCAAATAGACCATCAAGATACACACAAAGATAATAACGCTTTGAACAATCTAAAACTTTGTACTCCTAAGGAAAATACGAATAACCCTGTAACAAAGCAGCACTTGATTGGCAGAAATAATGGTAAAGGCAAACCAACCAGTGAATTTGGCGAAAAATTCAAAGAGCATTATGGCTTATCTCAATATCAGGATATGAAACTTTATAAAAGAGAACATGCTTGGTTTAAGAAACACAATAAGTGTCGCTGGGAATAAAATAAATAATTTGTCCGCACCAATAGGCTTAATTGGTAAAACCGGCTGGATTCCGACCCGCAGTTGCGGTATCGTTCACCGCTTGGTGCTTAACAACAAAGGGTCGGGGTATTTTCCTGACCCTTTTAGTCATAAATAACTTGAAGGGGCTGTTGAGGTTTTATTGCTTCTCTCCTTGCAGTCCCTTCATTTTTAATTTATTAGAGAAGCACCGAATATGGCGGAAATTCCATACAAATGAAGAGGTAAAAATATGGTTGACGAACGCATTTTAGAAGCCATCAAAGACGAAGATCCAGTAGCTGAAGAAACAAAAACAGAACAAATTAACGAACAAACTACTGAGACAACACCGGAAACAACACCGGAACAAACACCTGAAGAACAGGTTGAAACCCCTATAAAGACTTACACGCAAGACGATTGGGATAAGATGACTTATTCCTTCAAAAGACAGCTTGGAAAACAGAAGGATAAGTTTGAGTCACAGATATCTGATTACAACAAACGCTTTACAGATTTTGAATCACGTTTGAACAAATTAGCAAACCCTGAAAAACCCTTAATGCGAGCTGACTTTGAGACCGATGACGCTTACATTGAAGCTCTAATTAACAATGGTGTTGAGAAGCGTTGGGCTGAGCGTGAAGCCAAAATGCGTGAAGAATACGAAAAGTACGAAGCAGAAAGACAAGCACAGGAAGAACAGGCCCGAGAACTTGAAGAAGGGATTTCTAAGTGGTATCCTGATGAAGGTAAACGCAAAGAATGGTACGATACTGTTTCAAGAGCTTATGGCGAAGGTTTACAAGAACTCCTTGAAAAAGAACAGAATGTAATGAACTATTTGTACCAGACTCCAAACCAGTCCTTGATTTTGTACAAGTTAGCAACAGACCCTCAAGCTGTCCAAAGTGTCTTTAGCATTAAAAACCCATTGATGAGATTGATGGCAGTAAGAGATATGGAAAACGAACTCGTTAGGGAACGAAACACTCCTGCTCCAGTACAAACACCTGCTCCACAAGCAACTCCTGCACCTGCACCAGCTCCTGTCAATAACCTTGCTAAAGCTGTAGGCAAACCTGGTGCTCAAGTTGAAGCTGTACCTGACGTCACAGATAGTGTTGAAGGTTTGCGTGAATTGTTAAGGAGTTTGTAAGGAGTGAAGTATGAACCCGAACAACCAAATGCAGGAGCGATGTGAACTTCGTAGGTCACAGCTAAAGTGGCTGATGGAGAACTTTACAGAACCAGTATACACCCCAGATTGTGCGAATAACATGGCTTCATTGAGTGATACTTTCAATGTTCAAGAAGATATTGATTTGGAAGGTTATAATCCTTGCGGAATCACAATGACTATTTTGAACTTTGAACCTATTCACACAAGTTTGTCCGAATTCAGTAACGCTAGTGTTGCCCGTATTATGAGGGATATGACTTGCTATCTACCTAAAACACTTAGAATGACTGGACTGTGGAATCCGAAATCTTGGAACGCAGGCAACTCAACAATACCTGAAGAAACTATGGAACTTATGAATGCTTTCAGTGATTGGATACTTTGTATGAAGTCCCGAATACTAAACGATTTTACAACAAAGTACATTCTCGGTGGTAAACCACAGTTCCTTGAAATAATGAAACGCAGATACAAGCGACAATATAGCGAACGAACTGAAACAACTGTGGAAACAAGTGAAACTAAAGAACCAATAAAACTGAACATTAACTTCACAAAAATGGGTGCTGATGAAGGAAATAAATCTTGACATTAAATTATTAGACCATCAACTAAGGTTTGTCAATAGTGACAAGCCTTTTGTTGCTATGGTTTGCGGACGAGGGGCTGGAAAGACTTATGTTGCTTCGTACTTAGCTGTATTGAAAGCTATGCAGGGCGAAAGAGTTATTTTGTTCGCACAAAATTGGACTTCATTGACGAACTGCTTAATGAAGGAATGTTATTATCGTATCATTGAACTTGGTCAAGAAATTCAAAAGATTACTAGTTCAAATTTTAAAATAAACTATAAGTACACACAAACTAAAATTGACTTCCCAGATACTTTGGGTGTAATTTACGGAGCAACATATCCTGCCGAAGAATCTATTAGAGGTTATACACAGATAAGCACTCTTATACTTGATGAAGCCGCATTGAGTAAGCCAGACATATTGAACGTAGCACAGCCAGCTATGCGTGCTTTACCTGAAGGACAACACCCGAGAACTTATGCTATTACAACACCAAAAGCAGGTTCTTGGTTTAACAAATTTGTTCTAGAAAAAATTGAAAATAAGCCAAATACTATTGAGTTGATACAAGCTAAAACAACTGATAATACAAAGATTACTGAAGAAGAATATGAAAACTATGCTGGTAACTTTACGAATGAAAGCTTCATTAAACAGGAACTTATGGGCGAAATCTTGAACTTACAAGCCGCCAACAGTATCCTTGCTGGAATTGTATTCAAGAACAAGTACAAACAAGATAATTTACCTGATGTTGGACAAGTTGTTATTGGGATTGATGGCTCTGGTTATGGTAAAGACAAGACAGTAATAACTTATAGACTTGGAAAATGCTACAAACAAGTTAGCTACGAAACATTAACTGGTATGGCTTGCCGAAATGAAGTCAAAGCTATGTTGAGTAAGCACCCTAAATGGAAAGTGGTTGAGATAAACATTGACGCTGCTTATGGCGATAAATATTATGAAAATTTGGAACTAGAATACGATTGTTGTAACCTTGTGAACTTTGGCGGAAAAGCCCGTAATGAGAAGTATTTTAACAAACGAGCAGAATTGTATTTTAACTTGATTGAAGGTTTGAACAAAGGAGTTCCATTAACAGAAGAAATTGAAGACGAGCTAAATGTTACTTTGTTTGAATTTAGCAACACAGGAAAATTGAAACTTGTTGATAAGGACGAAATAAAAGAAGTCTTAAAACACAGTCCTGACCAAAGTGATAGTTTAGCATTAACCTTTAACACAGGAAATTTGTATGAAACAGAAGAAATTGAAGAACAACATACCCTCAAATACAGACCTTGGCAATAAGACTAAAGAAAATGAAAAGTCAATGCGTGAAGAAGTAGCAGAATTGAAAGAATCTGTAATGAGAATTGAAGCTCTTATTGCCAAATTGCTAGAAGTCCTACCTTTTCACAAGTAAAAGTATACATATTATAGAAAGAGGTACCTGAATGAAAAGCGTAAATGGATTAGTTATTGATGCGTTGAATGCAGTAGGGGTTTGGACGGACACTGATCAGGACCCTACAAGTGATTACACAAATGCTGCTTTGAGTGACTTGAATAGCCTTATTGACGAATTAAATATGCAGGACTATATTCAAGAATCACTAACAGTAAAGACTTGTACGGCAGGACAGAAGTTCACGATTGGTCCTGATCCTTCGTGTGATATTGTTGAAGAGAACTTACCAAACAGTTTGAAGTCTGTTGCGAGAAAAGTTGGCAATCATTATTACAAACTAATACCCGTTGATAGTGCTGCTATTTACGCAAGTAATAGACTAGGCTTGGCTAATCTCTTTACATACAATGTTAAGGCTAATAAAGAAGACCGCTATATGTTTGGCGAAGTCACTATGGATGGCAACGCAACAAGCGAGTTCCTTGTAATCTATAATAAGGTCTATCCAAAGTACACTATGGCAGATGAAGTGTGGTTCACTGATGCCACTATTAACTTGTTAGAAGAAGGTCTTAAATACAAATTAGCTGTTCGTTATAAGTTACCTGATGTTGAAATCTTCAAGAAAGAATACGAAGATTACAAGCACTTGGTTGAGGAAAACATTGGACAAAATAACCCAATGACCTATGCTTCTATTGGACAAAGTAACTATCTTGCAGGTTATTACAATACAATCTATGGCAATGGCTTCACACTCTAAGGAGGAAGTATGGCAGTAACACAAACTTCATTACTGGACTTATTTGTCGGTGACAGTAATAAAGCAGACTTTCCCAACATTCAAGGTTGTGCTGTTTCGCAAAACATGGTTACTGAAACGAATGGTAAAATTAAGTACCTTCGTTCATTACAAGGTAAAAAGTTCTATCGTCAAATTGAGCAATCAGTAAAGAATTGTACTGGTTCATTTTATGCTTCAGTTGGTTTGGATGCTGAGAACAGAGTTCCAAGTTCATTTTGGTGTTATGGTTCAAGTGTTTATGAATTAAGACCAAGTGGGACTGTTCGTTTGTTATACACAGGTAAACTTGATTATGATTACGGGTTTACTTTTGTTGAAAGTGGTGGTGAAAGACCATTCTTGTTAATTTGTGATGGAAACAGTCTTTATGCTTATAATCTCTATAATGGTGATTTACAACAAATTAAAATGCCACTAGGTATTACTGGTGACACTATTGTTCCAAGTTCTGTGTCTTGTCTAGCAGGAAGTATTATAGTCAGTGATAAGAATACTGGTTATGCTTATTACTCACAACCTTATATTCTTTCAAATGATACAATGGAAATCGCAAAGAAAGATGGTGATGGAAATGTTATCTACAAAGACAAGTACACTATTGACTATGAAGAAGTTAATGTTTGGGATGGCAATATATTCTATGACAGTGACGGAGCTTTACAATACAAAAATGCTGAATCAAGTAGTGATAGTATAGTTTGTTTGAAAGCTGTTGGTGATGTATTGACTGTATATGGTCGCTGTTCCATTGAATTTTGGACTAGAAGTGATGCGGAAGGAATGACTTGGGTTAGAACAAATTATACTGCGAATTCTAGTTTGGGTGTAAAGAACGCTAGAACAGTCGGTGTATTCAACAATGTTCAAGGGTTCCTTGGTTGTGGTAACAGAAATGGTTTCGGTGTTTACAGCATAAATGGTACTGAAATAAGTAAGATAAGTCCTACTTGGTTGGATGAATTGTTGTTTGAGTCAACTTTACAGAATGTTTTTGCTTATGGTTACAGCTACAGTAATCACAGCTATTATGTTATACACTTTAAAGACAAAAACAATCGTGAAAGAAGTTTTGCTTATGATTTAATCTCAGGAGAATGGCACGAACGCACCAGTATAGACACGAGTGATGGAAAGACAGAAACAACGCATTATGTTTATCCAATCTTCAATCGTGAAGGTAAACTTATCTATGGTGGATTTAGAACAAAACGTTATGCTAGTTTGTTTGAAGCACGAAAAGATTACTGGTATGAAGATTTGAATAGCACAGTAAAGAGTTCATTTATTCGTGGTCGCCAAACTCCTTTGATTATAGATAGTGAAAGGAACTTCCTAATAAACGCATTAAGCATTGAAGGCAATTTTGGTAACTGCGATGACAGAACAATAACTCCTGAATGTATGCTTGAAATCAGTAGAGATGGTGGTTATACTTATGGCTCAACAGTAGTTCGTAAGCTCCCATTGACCGGTGAATATAAGAAGCGTGTTGCTTGGAATAATTTAGGAATGGTTCGTAATTGTGTCATAAAATTCAGTACAAGCTCTCCAATAGATTTAACTTTGAGCAACGCAAGTTTGACAGTAGTACCCTTAAACTATCGTTTCTAATGAGGTTCTAATTATGGTTCAAGACTTACAGAATAGTGAAATTGGTTTAGGTTCAACACTCAAGGATTTGCTTGCAGTGACTCAAGGACTTTGGGTTGAAACGGAAAAGTTTGGGTGGAAAGTTTCAAAGTTAGGAAGTAAATTTGGGATAGCAATAAGGAATGTTGAACAAGATAATACTTATCAACTACCCTTAAAATTTACGAACGAATTAACGGCTTGTTTGTTTATTGGAGAAGGCGAAATTACAAGTTCACTTATTCATAATGGACAAGAAGCCATTTTTGCACCTATTTCGGGGTTGTGTTTAATAATTTTAAAATGAGGTAATCTATGGGCGTTTTTAGTGATATAAGTGAAGCAATGGGGTTTCGGAAATTCAAAGAAGGTAAATAAAGCCAATCAAGCTCTTGAAGGAATTAAGTCCGATTTACAAGCTGCTTCACAGAAGAATGAAGGTTATATTGGAAATTATAATGACTTGCTCAATAGTTTGTATGGAAATTCTGTAACAAATTATGATGATGCTTTGAACAAGTACATTAACAGTGACACATTCAGTTATAAGGGCGATGTTGAAGACTTTGCTAGTCCAGCTATTGAACGCAGAGTTAAGACCGCTATGGACAACATAACGAAGTCCAATGCTAATGCTGGTAATATGTTCTCAAGTGACTATTTGAACCAGTTAAATGCGAAATCTCAAGCTATTGCAAGTGAAGAATGGGATAAAGCTTATGACCGCTATATGCAGGACAAGAATATGCAGTTACAGGAATACAATACTAACCAAAGCAAGTTAGCAAATGTCGCAAATATGCTCGGACAGAATGTAAACGCTTATTCTAACAATATGGGTTCAGTATATACGAACTTGATTAACAACAACAATGCTTTGACACAGGGTTTGGCTGACATTAACTCTAGTATCGCACAAAATAATTTGAATAAGAAAACAGGTGCTCAGTCATTGTTGAACCCTCTCGGTTTTTAAAGGAGAATTAGTTTATGTTAAATGCTGGTTATGATTTTAGACGAAATAATGCTGGTTTGTTGGTAAATCCTGAGCAAGCAAGTGCTGGTTGGAAGAACTTAGGCAAAGGACTACAAGTTGCAGCTGGTGTTATGTCTTGGAAGGACGCAAAAGACAGAGCCGCTAGAATGAATAAAGCTCAAGAAGATTACTATGACGCTTTGACTTCGTACTTGAATAATAAGGACGTTGATGTCAAATCACAACAGGATGCTATTGAAGATGAAGAACTTTATTCGCAATTAGAAGATTTACCAGAAGACGAAATCAACAATGAAACCAAAGCTGCATACGAAGCTTCTAATGCTTCTCAAACAGGTGGTTCAGATGCGGATTATGCTTACAGAATGGCTTTAGCAAGACGCAATCAGTATGCCGATATACTAGATAGTATATTAAAGAAATATGGTTACGGAGGTAAGTAATGGCTGATATAAGTTTAAAAGACCCGTTACAGGAGATTTACGAAGAAGTCTCACCTATTGAATACAGATGGAAAAAGTATGAAAAAGAAGCTCCAAAGATGGATGACGACTTCAAATGGAACTTCTTGTCTGAGATTAAGCAGCCACAGCTTGAGATTAAAGGTCCTTCTGTTGGTTCATTACTTTATGCGTTAAATCCACAAACAAGTGAATTGGGTTTAAAGCAAATGGACAGTGAACTCAATCAACAGTTGCAAGCTAATGAAATGTTTGATAAACGCGGTGAAGAAGCTCTTGACTTTATGGAAAAGCGAGTTCAGGAAGATATTGCCAAAAAGAAATTTCAGAATGTTGATGCTGGTCACGCAAATAGTTTGTTAGCAAATTACACACAAGCTATTCAAAGTGGCGATGCTACTGCTATTGCTATTAATGAAGATAGAATTAGAAAGACTTTTCCAAATGCTGATGCTATTCTTGAACAAGCTAAATCACAAGCAAGTTTGAATATGAAGCAGAAAGAAAATGCGAACAAGTTCAATGCCACATTACCTAGAGGTGATGGATGGACAAATTCTACTGAAAGAAATGCTTGGATTGCTAACATAGATACTGCATTGGCTGATGGCAAAATAGATGAAAAATCAAGAAATGAACTTGTACGAGAAGCTAACTCTATCAAAGACAGAGAATCCGAAAGAAAGAATGTTTATAGACAAGCTTACAATGCTGCTGGAGCAAGCAAGAGTGTTGAACAAAATAATGCTAAAGACTATACTGCTGCTATTGAAAAGTTAAAGAAGCGTTATGGTAGTGAAGTTAGAGCAAAAGCTGCTTATGATAGAGGGGAACGCTAATGAATTACGATGATATAGTTGAAAACCTTATCGTTTCAAGAGTTGATGTAGGTGGTCACAAAGAAGATGAGAGAAAGTTGGAAGCTTTAAAAGCTGTATTAAAGAATATTCCTACTGAAAAAGGTAAGAAGTATGCTTTGTCCAAATTCTTGAATGAAACTCCAGGTTATGATTATAAGGAATTGAAAGCTAGTAACCCTAATTTGGACGAAGATTACTGGTCACTAAAGCACCAATATGATTATACACCTCCTGATATTCAAAAAGCTCTTGAAAAAGCAAACAAAGAAAATGCTGAGAACTTTTGGAATTGGGAGAGTGACGAACATTGGTCTAAGCAACCAGTAGACCAGTTAAAGAGAAGAGCTAAAGATACAGGATATGCCGAAGACCCTTCAAATGAAGATGGTGAACACCCTCCTGTAAATTTTTCTTCTTATTTGGACAAAGTAAGAGAAATTCAAACTATGAAAGACCGTGAGAAACTATACGATGAAGGTGCTTTACCAGGAACAAAAATTATAGCTCCAAGAGCAACAGAACGCTTTATGCGTGGTGAAGATTGGAAAGCAAAAGATATTGGACTTGATTGGCTTGAAAATAGTTTATATGCTTTAAACCCAGGGGGGCGAGCTGCAGGATTGATTTCTCAGTCAACAAAAGTTCCAAAGTATCTAAAGTGGGCTTCTAAAGTGGGCGATGTAGCTCTTAACCCAACAGTTATGGAAGCAGCTGATGCTGCGGCGTATGATAGTGGAGATAGAGATAAATTTAACAGTGCTGATGTATTACTCGGCTCACTTATCAATGCCGGTATGAACAAAATAGCCCCTTCTGTACTTAAGAAAGCGGACTTAGAACCAAAGGCTTATACTCCTGTCCCTAAACAATTTGAAACTAGAGCTTCGGAAAAAGCTCGCAATGCTATCAAACAACAAAAAGCTAAAGCAACAAAAGAAAGTAAAGATGTTGTGGATGCTATGCTTACTGCACAAAGGAACGGAGAAGACCTTTCTACTTATTTGACAAAACTTCAAGAACTTAAATCCATTTATGACCAAGTTAATCCAAAGAGAGTATTTAGGGATAGAACAGCTAAAGACCTTTTGGGAGCAATTCGTGAAGGTGCTACTTATGATGCAATACCATTTGTTAGTAACAAATTCGGTGATGCTATGAGTGAAGACCCAAGAAGAACAAAACAAATTGTCACAAGAAGTGTTCGTGGTATTTCTTTAGTTCCGCAATTTATGAGTGAACTTGTAGATGCTTACTATGAGAACAAAGAAAAGAATTTGGAACAAAAGAAAATTAACGAAGAAATTAACAAATTAAAAAAGGAGAAATAAGTATGGTGCCTTTCGTCCTCATGGCCTTGAGCCTAGCACAAAAGAAACAGCAACAAAACCAAGCTGATAACCAAAGAATAAGTGATAGCTTGAACCTTAATAATGACCAGCAACAGAACCCGTATCAACTACAAGTCCCTAATAACAATATGATGGGTGGTCAACAGGGTGCTATGGGATTGCTCGGGTCCTTATTCAATAAAAAAGACCCTAATAATTCCGGGTTCTAAACAAACTAAAAGGGTTATGGTCATTGACTATAAATATATTGAGCTTGAAAAGGTCCTGAGAGATGGACAAGCTATAAAGAGGTAAATATGGAAGAAAATGAACTTTACGATTTATTGAGAAAAGTAAAGAAGTTTGAAGACCGAAGTAACGCTAAGTTTAAGGAACAGTGGCAACGAATAAAGGAAGATAAAGAATTCCTTTGGACTAAACCTTTGAGTGAAGGAGTCACTAAGTTACTCGGTACAGAAAGATACCGTGGGCATTTAGATATCTGCTCAAATTGTATACGAAGCATAGTAAACTCTTACACAAGTTATCCTTACAAACCACGTGTACAAAATCCTGATTTAAGTGCTTTCTTTGACAAATTAAATGACGATATAAGTGAATCTGTTGAAGGAGCTTTTAAGAATGCAGTCTCTTTTGGACTTGGTTTCATTGCAGTATTACCGACAGAAGTCAATGGTGTAATCGTTCCGAAACCTTATAGTATAGACAAAATAGAAAATGTTTTTTATGACCCAGACTCAACAGATATGGATGGTGCTGATGCTAATGAGTGCCTAATCGTTGAATACAAATCCAAAGAATTTATCAAGCACACTTATGGCGAAGAAATTGCTAACAAGTTCACAAATGGAACTGATTTGGCTCTAAGTACGACTTGTACATTGGAAAAGGACAAAGGAGCAATATTCACTTATTTTAAACGAGAAGGAAATTTGGTCACAATTTACAAATTTGTTGCTGACACAATGGTTGAAGAACCTGTACAGCTCCAGTTAAAACAAATTCCTGTGTTACCGGTTTATGGTGAGCCTATTGAAATTAACGATAAGCGTGTTTTTCGTGGTGTTGTTTCTCAATGTAAAGTAATTCAAGACTTGACAGATATGACTGCTAGCCAGTTAATGGAACGATTGGCTAAGTCTCCAAAGAATATTTGGCTTACAACACGTAGAAGTGTTGGTAAGAATGCCGAGTATTATGAAAAGAGTGATACAAATACAAACCAATTACTTTATTGGGATGACAAGAACGGTGACAATCCAAACCCTCCACAGCGTATTGAACAAACAGTAGAATATAGTGACTTGACTGGTATTATGGACAATACAATCGGCTTAATGCAGTCCGTTGTTGGTGTTCAAAGTATTGGTTTACCTGATGAAAAGAACGAAATCACAGCTACTGAAGCATTGTTGAACGCAAAGAGCTACAACAACAACATAAGACACTTTATGGCTCACTTGAAATATACTTTCAAAGCTCTATGTGATTTGCTCGCTCAGTATGTTATGGTTCAGGATAAAATCGTTATTGAAAATGGACCTCAAGAGAACCTAGAACGCCAGTCCGCACGCCAGGAACTTATGGCATTGACGAATTTGTTAATGGACCCGACAGATAAGAAGAGAGCAGTAGTTGCTATTGCCACAACAATGAATGATAATAGCTTTGTCGCTCCTTTCTTACAAGCTATCACTCAAGAAGATCCTGCATTGACTATGTTGAAACAACAAGCTACACAAATGCAGCAGAATTACGAACAACAGATAACTGATTTGAAGAACCAAATCCAGTTATTGAAGGCTCAAGCTATTAGTTTGGATGCAAGAAATAAAGATAGCTTACGCAAGGCGGAACTTGATGCACAAACAAAGATACTTATTGAGACTATGAAACAGGAAGGTCTTGACGGTCGCCAGGCTAGAGAACAAGTTCACGATGATATAGAACAAGCTCGTAAAGAACAAGCTGAAGATAATCGTGCTAAACTTGAAGCTATTAACAAAGTAACAGGAGGTGAAATCTAATGTTTGCTTTAAATCAGTTAACAAAGAAACGCATTAAGAATGGTCGCTTGTTTGTGTATGAAACCGACACAACAGACCTAGCAGACATTTACACTTATGAAGGGAGTGAGTTCGTACAAGCTAGTAACCCTATTTACTTTGTTGATGGTATTACTGATAATACTTACTTCTTGAAAAACAAGATTTATGATGCTGTTGCTCAGGAATATAAGGGCGACAGCTCCATTCCAAGCGGTGACCTTAGAACAGAAATGTGGGTTCAAAGTTTCAGTACCAAAATTGGCTTTGAATATGACCCATTGACAGATAACGAAGATGTAGCGACAGTAATTACATTGGCTAACTTGAAGAATCACAATGTTGGTGGTTTCGTTAAGGTCATTGGTTACTGGAATGAACACGACTGCGAACAAAGATTGTATATGTGGGATAATACTTGTGTAAACACTCCTGATAATGGTTTGATTGTAGCAAGTAATGTTAGTGATACTGGTCGCTGGGTTCTAATTTCAAACGAAGTAATGAAGTCCGAATATTATGGAGTTTATGGTTCTCACCAGGAAAACTTACCTGAATTATTCCACTATAATGATTTGTATGGAACTTATTCACTTGCTTCACCAAAGATTATTTTACTTCCTCCTGGTGATTATGGTGATGGATTTACTTTGTACAATGCAGGTGGCAAGAAAGTCGTGTTTAGTATTGGTGCTTCTATTGCCGAAGGGAGTTGCTTGAAGTGTCTAAGCTTTGAAGGAACAGGACTTGTTGGTTTCGTTCGTGTTGGTTACGATAAGAATGGTCAGTGGCATAATGAAGACGCTAATACTCCAGTAAGACTTTCTAATGTTAGGCACTTGATTGACTTAGCTAACAGTGATTCAAACAAGTTAATCTTTGATGTGGCTTATGATAGATTAAATCCAGAGCTAAATCCTGTTCACGCTTTAGACACAACAAAGACCATTACAAACAAAGTTTGTGTATTTGAAAAGTTGTTTGGTACTTATGGCGGAAATTTGATTTTTGATAACTGTGAAATCTTTAGTGAAGGTATGTTAAATGATGGCTACTTACACTTTAGAAATTGTGCAGTTAAAGATAGCTGGTTCGCAGAATCGGTTCGTGGTTGGATTAGTCCAGACCCAAATTATGACGAGAACTTAATCATTATACCAAATAACTTCATTCATGCTGAGACCTATTTGAAGTATTTAACTTATACAAATCCAAGTGCTGTAACAGCTAATTGTTATGGACAACATTATGATACTGCATTTACATTCCCATTGAGTGTAAGTTCTGTACAAGTTAATGGCTTGAATATGTCTAAGGGAACCTTCACAATCGGTGCTCAAAGTGCTGAATTGAATGATTGCTCCATTGTAAGTGGCTACTTCTCTAGCCCTTATTTGACTATGTTTGATACAAATGTTCAAGCAGGTTACTTAACTGCTAATGGTCAAGGAGCAAAAATCTATCGTAATTTCAATGGATGTAAGTTAAACAGAGAAGTTAATTTGCGAATGGAAAATTGTACTGCATTTAATATAAGTGCTATTGATACTGATTTCGGTGCTCCACACAGAGATACATTCTATTCAAATTATGGTTTGGCTATTCCAACAGGGTTTGCTGAAATGAATAGTACAACTTACTTCAAGAACTGTAGAGGTATTGCAGGAGATGACCCAGTTATCCCTAGAAGTGCTATGCTTGCTCCTCCAGGAACAACAACATATTATCCAAGTGCTTCACAGAGATACTGTGTGTTCACAGATGAAATTGGTCGCTTGAATTTCGTAAATCGTGAAACTACTTATGAACCAGAACCTTACTTAATAAATGACACATATAATTGGCATTGCCGTATTAGACAAGGTAACATAGCAAGTGCTATTATTGGAGGTGGAACTCTTACAGGTGAAGCTAGTGCAAGTTGTAAGTACCACAGAAACAGTGTTGATAACAAAGTATATTACCCAACACAAGTTGATATTACGATTGACGATACTTCGCCATTCCACCAGGTCAATACTTTCAATGGAATGTATTTGGGCGATGTAACCTTGTATAGAGAGGAACGATAATATGAGTTTAGAATATTTGTTCAGTCCCACAAAACAATTTACATATCCTTCAGGTAAGCTACTTGACGGTGGTAAAATCTATGTCTATTTCAAGGACACAACAAACCTTGCTACTTTGTATTCACCTGAAGGTTCGTTTGTTAGTAATCCTATTCTTTTGGATGCTAATGGTAGAGCCAGTGTTAGAGCAGATGTTGCTTATCAGTATAGAGTAGAAATTTACACAAACAAAGATGTATTGCTCTATACTTGTGAAGCTTTCTGTGAAGGAGATGGTTCTGGTGGTTTTGGTTTCGTCATTCACGATGAAACATTGAGTGGTAATGGTACTGCCGCAAGTCCATTGGGTGTTGTCAATATACCTCTTGCAGTAAATGAAACTGTTACAGCTTACGAAGAAGTAGTTGAAGGCGAAAATGCTCTCGTCATTGGAGTTAATAGTGCTTGGTTAGACGAAAAGCTTGAACAGGAACTTGCAGGTAAAGTAGATAGAACCGAATTTGAAGATTGTTGCAGTGGTGTTCATGAAGCTCTTGAGAACAAGTTAGATTCTAGTGCCTTTGACTTGAGCAACTATTACAACAAGCAAGAAACCAATAACTTGTTAGAACAGCGTGTGGATAGGTATGAATTCGCACAAACGATGAACTGGGTTGACCAGACCAAACAAGATAAACTAGAATTTGGTTATGACGAAAACAGTGCTATAAGTTCCATTAACAATAGTGCTTTGAGAGTTGTTGGTAATCCAGGCGGAAATTGTCCTTGGATTTCAGGTAACAAAGAGATTGCTTCTGCTCAAACTCTAACTCCAAATATGTACTTCCAAGCATTGTCTAGCTTTGACTTACACGGCGACCATAACCACTTTATCAGCATGAAAGGTGGATTGTACAGATTCCCAAATGAATGGGAGATTGGAAGTGCTATCGCACAAACTAATTACTTTATGCCACAGAGCGGTATGAGTGGTTATTTGTCAATGGTTGCCTTCTCAAGCTACACAGCTAGCATTGACAATTCTTTAACAGCTAATTGGGCTTATACAAATAGTGCTTATAATTTGTCAATAAGCAACTTTAACAATAAGTTGGATATTAGCTCTTACTCTGCTACAAGTGGTTTGGGTAAATTCCCATTCACAGGTACTGATGGAGATGGCTACAACTACACAGCTAACGCAAATAGCAGTTCGTTTGAACTTATTAAGAACAAGGACTTGGAAATTGAAAATGTTAAATTCTACACAAGTGGTTTTAATTTCATTGACAACCAGAGTGATTTGAATGTTTCCTGGTCTAGTTTGAACAACATTCCTGCACAGCTTTCTACTTTGTCTAGTCACGATACTGCTATTGTAAACTCTAATAGGACCGAGTATTACATTGGTCACAATGAAAGGATGAAGGTTACTACAGGATTTAACTATGATTATGCTCCAAATGCTCCAAAGATTGAAAGCTATGATGGCGATATTCAAGATGGATGGTGGTCTCCAGTCGGTGGTCCTTGCTTCTCTAATAAGGATGCTGTTACGTCCAATAATATTAGAGTCGGTGGAAAAGGTGCTTATGGTTCTGCTTATTCAGGAGAATATGCTAGACTTGAATTTACTAAGCGTGGTGCTTATCTTGTCACGGTTACAACTCCATTCAAGATTACTTCTCCAGGTACAAATGCAGGTCAGTATTACATAAACTTCCAATTCAATGTCCACAGTGGTGAAGGTACAACTTATAGAAACAAGTTAATTAACAGAGCACTTGTTTGTGAATATGCTGATACTTGGACTTTACCAGTTATCATTACTGGTACAAGTGGTTATTTGAGTGTTGATGCTTCATTGTATCACACAAGTGCTGCTAGTGCTAATGATGGTTTCAGTGGTGTGTTCGGAAGAATGATACCTCATGCAGTAAGAGTTGGTGATTCTATCACTAGTCCATATATTATGCCCTGGACTGTATAAATATAAAGGAGTTTTGTATGGCATTGATTAGTACAAATCATAAAATTTTAATGTTAAGTCCTTCAGGTGGAAGTTTCACAGGTGTTATAACAAACGAAACTCTCACAGGGAACGGAACAAGTGCTTACCCATTGGGTGTAAGTGAATCAGCATTAGCTCCTTCCGAAGCAGAAATTTATGTACAAACGAATAGTGGTGACTTGAATGAAGTCTCTGGTGTTGTGCAGAGTAACAGTGGTAATTGGAACTCAATTACAGGTATGTCTGGTGCTTATGTTCCTTTAAGCTCAAAAATTTGTTTAATTGGTACAGCTAATAGTGCTGAAAACTTTGCGATTTACACTTCTGTTGTTTTTGCCCAAGGAAATGGAAATTCTGCAGGAACGCTGGCATTAGTTCAAGGGGAAAGTAATACTGCAAAAGATTCTTTTGCTCAAGGCAGATATAATGAAGCACTTAGTTTCTCTTTTACACAGGGTTTAAATAACAGTGCTAGTATGAACTCATTTACTCAGGGTGGTGGTCAAACCTACATGGGCATTCAGGGTAGTGGAAATACTGCTTATTTTAACTCATTTGCCCAAGGTAATGGCAATGGTGCTTCTTCAAACTCATTTGCCCAAGGTGAAGGATGTTCTGCTCGTAATTATTCCTTAGCACATGGGTATAGGACTAAGGCAGACAGTTGGTCTTTAGCACAAGGTAATTGGAACTATGCTGGGAGTTACAGTTTCGCACAAGGTAACAATAATAGTGCTGATGATAACTCATTGGCTCAAGGGGAAAGAAATACTGCAAATCAAGATTCTTTAGCACAAGGTACATTTTGTAGTGCTGATGATAAATCTTTAGCACAAGGAATAAGTAGTTCTGCTAATAAGTTCTCACTGACTCAAGGTGAAGGTAATAGTTCTTACTGGGCTTCATTCACACAAGGTCAAAGTAATATTGCTAAGATAGACTCATT